GAGCTGGGCTGGTGGAATATTCTCTTGGATGCAGGGATCCATGCGGCGCTTGCGAAGGGCTATGCGCCGAGCTTCTTCCGGCGTGGCCTGGTGGCGTACTATCCGCTGATCGGGCAGTATTCCCCTGAACTCGATGGCTCAATGGGGTCGCTCGCTGGCTCCGCTACAGTCACGGGGACCACGATAGCCGACCATCCGCGCAGGCTCACTGCCGATGGCGTATTTTCCCCGACGCAGGATTCGACTCCGCCCCCTAATGGTCCGCCATTTACGATGCGTCAATCCACCCTGCGCGGAGGAGATGTCCTCCGAGGGGTCGCCGATCCGGCCCTTTCGGCTCCGGTCAATCAAGCCGTCGAGACGGATCTGGCGCAGGCGATTACCGTGAACCCGCGTCGGCGGCTCGTGGGATTGGCGAGCGAGACGGACAGTGCGCAGGCGCTGAGGTCGGTGAAGGTGCGGGGTATTGGCCAGGCGAGCGAGGCCGACAGTGCCCAGGCGTTCGCGTCCCGTAAGCGCCGCGTGATCAATCTGGCGACGGAGGCGGACGCCGCGCAGCCGCTTGCCACGCTGAAGATACGGGCTATTGGTCAGGCAACCGAAACCGATGCGGCACAGGCGCTCACCAGCCGGAAGGCTCGCCAGATCGGACAGGCGAGTGAAACGGATCTCGCGCAGGCGCTCACGGTCAATCCGCGCCGTCGGCTTGTTGGCCAGGCGAGCGAGACTGACAGTGCGCAGGCGCTGACGGTGAGCCCGCGGCGGCGACTTGTGGGGCTGGCGAGTGAGACGGACAGTGTGGCGGCGCTCACCAGCCAGAAGGCTCGCCCGATCGGACAAACAAGCGAAGCGGATCTGGCGCAGCCGATCACGCGGCAGGGCGGGGTGACGATCGCGCTCCAGCAAGTCGTCGAGACGGATCTGGCGCAGGCAATTACCCACAACCCGCTCCGGCGGCTTGTGGGATTGGTAAGTGAGACAGGCAGTGCGCAGGCGCTGAGGTCGGTGAAGGTGCGGGGTATCGGCCAGGCGAGCGATGCCGACAGCGCACAGCCGCTCGCGGCCCGCAAGCTCCGGGTGATCAATCTCGCGACGGAGGCCGACGCGGCGACGGTGGTGACGCCGCTGAAGGTGCGGGGCCTGGCGCTGATCGAGGAGATAGATCTGGCGCAGCCGGTGGCTCGCCACAAGCATCTCGCGATCGGGCTGGTGACCGAGAGCGATCTCGCTCAGTCGGTGCAATTCCTTTCTAGTCTGGTGGGTTATATCCGTGTGACGAATCTGTCCGCCTCGATGTCGTATGCGGCAGGGGTCGTGGGTGCGTTGCCAACGGCGCAGGCCGTGCGGGCGGTCGGACTGCCGACGCTGGAGGCCGTCTCTGGGGCCCTGGCTACGGTGGGATCACTCGACGGGCGGCTCCCGATGGCTGACGATGTCAGGGGGGTGCTGTAATGGCTGAGAATCGCGAACTCGCGCTGGTCCTCAAGCTCGTGGCCGATCAGTTCCAATCGGAGCTGAAGAAGAGCCAAGGGGCGCTCGGATCGTTCAATAATTTTATCAAGGATTGGAAAACGCAGCTCACGGCAGCCGGGGCGGCGTTGTTTGCCATCGCGAAGAGTACGGCGAACTTCGGGGAAGAGGCGCTCAAAGGGGCGCAGAAGGCCGGCCAGACCGTCGAAACTTTCACGGCGCTCTCCTATGCTGCCAAATTGGCAGACATTGATCAGCAGCAGCTGATTGTGAGCCTGAAATCGCTCTCGCAGAACATGGTGGAAGCGGCTCGGCAGACCGGCGATGGCGAGGCGGTCTTTCGACGGCTCGGCGTCTCGGCACTGACCGCTTCAGGTCAGCTGCGCCCGACCGAGCAGGTACTGCTCGATCTCGCGGAGGTCTTTGCGAGCTCGGCGGATGGCGCGGGGAAAACGGAAGTGGCGGTCAAGCTCTTTGGTAAGGCCGGGATGGATCTGATTCCCTTTCTGAATCAAGGTAAGAGCGGCATTTCCGCGCTGATGAGTGAAGCGTCCCGGCTCGGGGTGGTGCTTTCGAAAGAAGATGCCGAGGCCGCGAACGCCTTTAACGATGCCATTAAGCGGTTAGAGTCGGCGAATCGGGGTCTCACGTTACAGCTCGGGGGCGCCTTGCTCCCGACGCTCACCGATGCGATGGAGGGCTTCACGAAGCTCGTCGGGAAAGTCAGGGAGCTCGGGAGCGAAACCTCGCAGGTCTCGCAGAACCTTAAAAATATGTCCGATGCGTTTGGGCAGACCAGCGTCGGCCAAGGGCTCATGGATGCCTTTACGGCGCTCGGGTTCGGCCATCGCAAGGGTGAAGGCACGTTGCCGCGCGAGCAATTCTGGTTTGATTTGCTCGGGATGCCGGCTCCGGGATCGGGCGTGTTGGCCCCGTCCGGAGGCGGATCCGGTGGAGAGAGTGGTGGCGGCAAGTCGCCGATCTCGCAGGTGGCGGATCAGGAAAAGCTCGGCAAGGCGCTGCTGGAAATTCACCTCGCGAGCAATCGCGCCATCGAGATTGAAAATAGGCTCCGCACCGAAGGGGTCGATCTCTACCGTCTGCAAACGGAGCGACAGCTGCAGCGCGAGCAAGAAGATGACGCCTATCAAGAGCGCCAGGGAAGGCTGATCGTCGAGCAGACTAAACTGCAAGTCTCGGTGAGTGAGGCGGCGCGGGTGAGAGAGCGCGACGGCCTCATTGAGAACCTGAAGGCGTGGCAGGAGTACGGCGAGAAGGTCGGCGGCTCGAATGAAATGATCTTAGCGACGCGGCTCGATCTCGTTCGGGCCGAGCTCGGCAAGGAGTTGGATATCACCACCGAGACGGCGGGCCGGCTCTTGATCGCCTGGCAGACGTCCGATGAAGACGCCCTGCAGAGTATGCGGAGCCGGATCGGGAAGACGGAGCAAGAACTCGAAACGAGCCTCCTGAAGGCGGAGACGCGCTATCGGGGGGCGATCAACGAGCTCTCGGGCGACTTCTTCGACGGCTGGGCGGCGGGGATGCGGAACTATGTGCGGGATACGAGTTCGGGGTTCGGGCTCGCCGCTGACATGGCCCGCCGGTCGTTTCAGACCATCGAGCAATCGGCGAACCGCTTTTTCTTCGATGCGATGGAGGGCCGGATCACCAGATTCAAGGATGTGCTGAATGCGTTCCTGAATTTCACCAAGCAGATCGCCAGCCAATTCGCCGGGCAGCTCATTACGAAGCAGCTCGCCGGGGCGTTCTCGGGGAATATGCCAAACTTCTTTGGCGGGAGCCCGTCAGTGTCTGGGATTGAGGCGAATGCGGGCGGTCTGATCCAGCGGTTTGCCTTCGGCGGCCCCGTGCTCGGGTTCGGTAACCAGGATACGGTCCCGGCGCTCTTGACGCCGGGCGAGTTTGTGCTGTCCCGCCGCGATGTGAGCGACATTAAAAGCGGCCTGGGTGGCGGGCTGAATGTCATTGTGAACAACTATGGCAGCAGCGAGGTGCAGACCTCGACCGGGCGCGGGCCGGATGGCCGGCAGGCGCTCTATGTCACGGTGCGCGAGGCGGTGAAGGGGATGGTGCGGGGCGGTGAACTCGACGCGCCGATGAGCCAACGCTACGGCGTCAATCCGTCTCCAGGGAGGCGCTAATGGCTGCGGTGTGGCCCGTCACATTGCCGCAAGTGGTGAGCTGGCAGGGTTATGCCCGCCGGGTGCAGGATACGGTGATTCGCTCGCCGATGGACGCTGGGCCGCCGAAGCTGCGCCAGCGGTTCAGCGCCTCAGTCGATCAGCAGGATCTGCCGGTGGTGTATTGCACGAAGGCGCAGTGGGTGACGCTGGACACGTTCTATAAGACGACCTTGCAGCGGGTGTTGCCGTTTGAGTGGACCGATCCGGTGACGGGGGCCACGGTCAATTTTCGCTTTGTGAAGCCGCCGGTCTTCGGGGCCATGCTCGGGCCGGATACGATTCCCGTCACGCTCTCCGTCGAGGTGCTCCCATGAGCCGGAGCCTGAGCGCCATTGCCCGGCGGGCCGTCACGGCCCAAGAGACCGGGGAAGTCTTTTTGCTGTTGCTGACGATCGCGCATGCCTCGCTTGCCGCGCCGATTCGCGTCGTGAACGACCTGGTGAATCACACTAGCAATGGCGACCTCTTCACCGCGTTTCCGTTCCAGTTGCAATTGCCGGACGAACATGACGAGTCGCCGCCGCGCATGCGCCTGGCGATCGACAACGTCGACCGCACCATTGTGGCAAGTCTGCGTCGTCTGACCAGTCCGCCGACGGTGCAGCTTGATGTGTGCCTGGCGAGTCAGCCGGATGTGATCGAGGCGAGCTTTCCGGGCTTTCAGTTGCAGGCGGTGGGTTATGACCATCTCGTGGTGGAGGGCGATCTCACGCTTGACGACATCATCACGGAGCCGTTCCCGGAAGGCAGTTTTACGCCGCAACATTTTGCGGGGTTGTTTGGCATATGACCATGACGTGGGCCAAGCCGTTCATCGGGGTGCCGTTTCAAGAGCGCGGGCGCTCGCTGGCCGGGTGCGACTGTTGGGGGCTCGTCAGGCTGGCACTGGCGGCGGGGTTTGGAGTGACGGTGCCGGATTATACCGAGGACTATGTGACGACGACGGATCGAGAAGAATTGCACGCCCTCATCACCCGCGAGGCGCTGGACTGGGTGCCGGTGTCGATCACCGAGGCCCAGCCGGGCGATGTGGCGCTCTTTCGCATTCAGGGGCAGGTGTGCCATGCCGGGCTGGTGTTGACCGCGCCGTGCTTTCTGCACTGTCAACGAGGCATCGGCGCGGTGGTAGAAAAATGGGATGCGCCGCTGTGGCGTCGGCGGTTGGATGCCATTGTGCGGCATCGCACGCTCGCCGGGAGGCCCGTCTGATGCTGGCGCACTCCACCGCCGTGCAGTTGATTGCCTGCCCCAAGCCGTTTTCGACGGCGCGGATTGAACGCGAGGTGCCCGAAGGCGGCACCATTGCCGAGATGCTGCGGGCGATCGGCCTGAATCCTGATCCGCTCTTTGCGCGGGTGTTCATCGATGATCGATTGATTCTCAAGGCCGAGTGGGAGTTTGCTAGACCGAAAGCCGCACAGCTCGTCACGGTGCGGGTGATTCCGACTGGTGGGGGTGGCGGCGGGAAAGACGCCTTGCGCATCGTGGCGATGATCGGGGTGGTCGTGGCCGCCGCGTTCACAGCGGGCGGAGGGCTGGCAGCGACCGCGGGACTCTTTAGCGGCGGGGCGTTCGGAGCGGTGACGGGGGCCGGGTTTGGTGTGGGGGGGCTGGGCTCCGCCGCCGCCGGCATCGGCGTCTCTATCTTTGGCGCGCTCGCGGTCAGCGCGTTGATTCCTCCGGCTGCGCCGAAGTTACAAGATCTCTCCCGGCTGAATCTCAGCCCAACGCTTTCGCTCACAGGCTCGTCGAATCAGCTCGCGCCCTATGCGCCGATTCCGCGTCTCTATGGCCGCTATCGCATCTTTCCCTCGCTCGCCGCTCGCACCTATACCGAAGCGGTCGGGAGCGATCAATACCTGCGCCTCCTCTTCTGTTGCGGCTATGGCCCTCTGGCGTTGTCGGAGATGCGGATCGGACAAACACCGTTGGAGAGTTTTCAGGATGTGCAGATGGAGGTCCGGTATGGCTTCCCGGGCGATCCACCGATCACGCTGTTTCCCGACGATGTCTACGAAGATGCGCTGTCGGTGTTAATGGCCGCCGGCGTTTGGCAGCACCGGACGACTCAGCCGAACGTGCGCGAAATCGTGGTGGAGTTCTTCTTTCCCGCAGGGTTGGCGACCTACTTCTCGGATATTCGCGGCGATATCGGCAACACCGTGACGTTCAGCGTGGAGTATCGACCGGTCGGGACCGGCGGCTGGACCGTGCTGGATCTCAATGAGCCGCCGGTCATCGCGTCACTGGAGACGGACTTCGGGGTGGCGAATAGCGACCTGTTGTTTACGGCGCCGGATGTCGGTTATGCGGGGAACAATTGGCGCGTCACGATCCAGACGGATGTCTCCTATTTTGTCATCTCGGTGGAATTTATCGGGCCTTGGTGTCTCGTGCGCTGTCCGGTGGGCACGCTGGCGGCTGAGATTGTTGAGGCCATCCGCAGTACGCCTGGGCAAGTCATGGCTGATCGACTAGCGGTCGCCCTCGCTGACGGGAGTGATGGCACGGGGGCGGTCACAGATATGAGCGGCTATTTGTCTGGGGGCCGCGACGGGGTCTACCCGCTGGTCGTCTCGCGCAACACGCGCCAGCCGTTTCGCTATGCGGTGACCATTGTCCCGCCGGATTCAGGGATGCAGTATGAGGTGCGGGTGACGGTCTCCAAACTGGCGAGCGAGGCGTCACTGACGCGCACCGACACGGTCTATTGGTCGCTCCTCCGCACGATTCAGACGGCGGCCCCGGTCTCCAAGCCGGGCTTGTGCATGATCGCCATGCGGATCAAGGCCACGAATCAGCTGAACGGCACGCTCGATCAATTCAACCTCATTGCACAGAGTATTCTGCCGGATTGGAATGGGACGGACTGGGTCGAGCGCCCTACGAGCAACCCGGCCAGTCTCTATCGCAATGTCCTGCAGGGCTCGGCGAATGCCCGGCCTGTCCCTGATGGTCGGCTCGA